GGACCCAGGTGTATATCACACCTGAAGGTCGTAAAGTGCATCCCAGGTCTGCCAAACAATTGTTGCAGGAGAATGTGGAGTGGAAGTTGAAAAACGACCCTGCATACTTTGAAGGTAAGAAAGGTATACGTATATACTGGTTAACTTCAGATTTTCTAGAACACAAAGGTATTATTAAACTTCAAGGCAAACAGTTCAGATACATATATCCCATAACCAAACTTGATCGAAAATATCTGAAACAGTCCACAGTACAATGGTCCCTGAATTATCCTAAAGAACCTGATATTATTTGGAAAAATGGCCAAGAGATTTTGAATAAACTTCCCTTTATCGATAGGGATTTACTTGCGGTTGATACGTCTACCGAATCTTCTTTAACTGAGTTTTTTATATAATGTATTCTATAACTGTCTTTAAGGACAAGTATGATAACAAAACCAACAAGAGGGTGGATTATCCTAAGTGGGATATGTTGGAAGCTTTATTGTTTGATTTGTCCCGAAAAGAAGGCGTCAAGGGCGGTCCCAATTCGGTTCCTTTGATATCGCCAGCCCGATATAGGGACGGTACCACAAGGTCCAATTTCAATGTGGACTACTGGTCGAGTTGGTGTGCCATGGATGTGGACGAATTTGTTATTGAGTCTAAGAATAAGATTGACCTACGAAATAAGATAGAATCCGTTGTGGGTGATTATTACTTTTTGTGTTATTCTACCGCCAGTAGTACAAAGGAACACCCTAAATTTCGATTGGTGTTTCCCTTAACCACTGATGTTCAGGCTGTGGATATAAAACACTTCTGGTATGCCCTGAATTGTGAAATATCCGGACTCGGGGATAAACAGACCAAGGACCTGTCTAGAATGTTTTATATTCCCGCCCTATACCCCGGCGCTTATAACTTCTTTTTCAGACACAAATCTCACATCATGGACCCTGATGTTTTGATGCAGAAATGGCCCTATACTGAACCTACTGGTAATAGTTTCATGGACCGTTTACCTGATGATGTTAGACGACAGATTGTAGAACATAGAAAAAGATCTTTAACAAAAACCAATATATCTTGGTCAGGATATTCAAACTGTCCATTTTGGCCCAAAAAACTGGAGAAAGAATATAGGTCAATATCTGATACCGGTTGGTATCACACGATGTATAGGATTATGGTTGCTTTAGGTTTTAACGCAATCAAAGCGGGATATCCCATTACACCGCAAGAGGTGTCCAGACTATGTACCGAGTTTGATGCATCTAACGGAAATTGGTATAAAGATCGGCCGATGTTAAAAGAGGCCGACCGAGCGTTGGAATATTGTTACAACAAAGGATAGAAATATGAGTATAATGTCGAAACTAAAAAAGAACACAACCACAAAATGGGCAATGACCCTTGAGGGTTCCAAGGTATTTAAGGGGGGTATGATGATATCAACTCCTGTGCCTATGATTAATGTGGCCCTATCTGGATCAATACATGGGGGACTACATGCTGGATTAGGTGTCTTGGCTGGACCATCAAAACACTTTAAAACGTCCTTTGCTTTATTGATGGTAAAGGCATATATGGACCTCGACCCAGAAAACGTAGTGCTGTTTTATGACAGTGAGTTTTCTCCTATTGATTATTGGTCCAATTTTGATATTGATATGACTAGGGTATTTCATACTCCTATTACCAATATTGAGGAGTTGAAGTTTGATATTATACCTCAACTTGAAGGTCTTGAACGTAGTGATAAATTGTTGATACTTATTGACAGTGTGGGTAACCTTGCGTCCAAGAAAGAAGTAGAAGATGCCAAGTCGGGCAACTCTGCTGCTGATATGTCCCGCGCAAAGGCTCTAAAGGGTTTATTTCGTATGATAACTCCATACTTAAAAATGAAAGACATTCCCATGTTGGCCGTTGCTCACACCTATAAAGAGATAGGACTATTTCCTAAAGATATCGTGGGGGGAGGTACAGGAATTTATTACTCTGCGGACTGGATATGGATTATAGGCCGTCGTCAAAACAAAAAAGGCACAGAGGTACTAGGTTATGATTTCATCATTAAAGAGGAGAAGTCACGATTTGTTAAAGAACAGTCGAAAATTCCTATCACCGTTTCTTGGACAGGCGGCGTGGAACCTTTTAGTGGTTTGTTGGACGTTGCTCTTGCTGGGGGTTTTGTTACTAAGCCTACTAGTGGGTGGTATTCAAAGTCTGGTGATACTGTTAAGGTCCGAGAAAAGGACACCATGACCGCTGAATTCTGGGACGACCTGTTAGAAGAAGGAAGCGAATTCTGTCAGTTTGTGGAAAACACCTATAAAATAGGTAGTACTTCTGACATAAATGCCGAAGACTTTTTGGATGAGGAAGAAGTATAAGATGCAAGAGCATACAGACTACGAGTTAATAACACCAGAAGCCGCTGAAAGTGACCAGTCTTGGAATATTAGAATCTTGACAGGAGACTTTATAGAGACTATAATAAGGTTTGGTGCCATTGTGGTTGATGGACCTAATGAACAAATCAAGTTTAATTTTGACGTGATTTTTTCTCCTATGCCCGACCTGCAATCAGACCATGCGCCATTGCAAATTGTTGCCGGAGAGATACTTAACAGTGTCTTGGAGGATGCAATTGAATCCGGCACCCTTGAAATGAAGGACCTTAAGGAAACCTCTTGAACGATACCCAAGAACTATTACAGGAAATCATACTACGTAATATCATCACCAACGATGATTTTATGCGTAAGGCGATACCTTTTATTGAACCCACCTACTTTGAAGGCATATATGCCAACCTGTTTAAATCGGTGGCCAAGTATGTTGCTCGATATAATAAGTTACCCACATTAGAATCGTTTACAATATTTTTACCTGAAACTAATCTGTTTGGCAACAATATGGCTGAGGTCCATATGTTCTTACCTAAGATGTTCGCTGAGGTTGATATTGACAATTCCTGGTTGTTAGAGGCCACAGAACAGTGGTGCCAAAATCGTGCATTGTTTAATGCGATTATGGAATCTATCGGTATTATTAATGATGAGGATAGTGGTGCAGTCTCAAAAAATGCAATACCTGATATATTGACCAAGGCCCTATCTGTATCGTTTGATAAGAATATTGGCCACGATTATCTGGACAATTGGGATGAACGATATGCGTTCTACCACGAAAAATTAGAACGTATACCCTTTGACATTGATATACTTAATATCATCACTAAGGGAGGTTTAGTACGCAAGACTCTTACCATACTTATGGCGGGTACTGGCGTAGGTAAGTCCCTTAGCATGTGTCACATGGCCGCGGCCAACTTAGCCATGGGTTATAATGTGTTATACATTACCTGTGAAATGGCTGAGGAACGTATAGCGGAACGTATTGATGCAAACTTATTAGATGTGAGTATTGATCAGATACCTAATCTGTCCAAGACTATGTTTAAGGACCGGGTAGGAAAACTGGCCCAAAAAACCAAAGGTAAACTAATCATCAAAGAGTACCCAACAGCGCAGGCCCACTCTGGTCACTTTAGGGCCCTATTGAATGAGTTGAAGTTGAAAAAGAACTTTTCTCCTGACATTATATACATTGATTACCTTAATATCTGTGCATCTTCTCGTATCAAAGCCCTAGGCGGTTCTGTAAATACATACTCCTACATTAAGGCCATTGCGGAAGAATTGCGAGGATTAGCAGTAGAATTTAATGTGCCTATTATATCTGCCACTCAGACCACCCGCGATGGTGCAGGTAATAGTGACCCGACATTACAGGACACAAGTGAATCCTTTGCTTTGCCTGCCACAGCCGATTTGTTTTTGGCGATGGTAACTACTGATGAACTGGACGCCTTGGGACAAATCATGTATAAACAGTTGAAAAACCGATATGCAGACCTAAACTTCCACAAACGATTCGTTATTGGTGTTGAAAAGTCCAAAATGCGATTGTTCGATGTGCGGCCCGAGGACCAAAACCTAGTTAATACGTCCGTGACAGGCAAACCTGAGGAAGACGTACCCAT